GAGGATCTTGTCTATCTCCTTGATCAGTTCCTCCGGGATGCTGACGGAAACGAATCTGCCTCGACCCGGGATGGCTGTCCTCAACCGGTAACGCCTAGATAGGTCAAGTACGAGTAGCGGATAATAGTCTTACCGTCATGTCAGCGTGCCAATGCTTTTAGTTCTTCAAGCCTCCGGCGAACCGCGTCCGTCACGAACTCGTTTCGACTTCGATAGCCGTGCTGCTGCGACTCGACCATCTTGTCTATCTTCTGTATGAGCTCTTCCGGCAAGGCTATGGTCTTCCATCCTTTAGCTTGAGGCATTGCTCATCCATTACTAATGACTAGGTAAAAGCTTATATGGCTTGTGCTTGCCTAGATATTACCTAGTTGTAGGCAAATGCCACCACTAAGACGGACGAAGACTCGCTGGCGAACCACAGCGATTCCTGAGGGCCTCTACCAGCACATCAAGAAACTCGTGGAGAGTCATGGCTACACGGGCATCTCCGACTTCGTGAAGGACGCCTGCCGACGGAGAATCGAGCAACTTGAGCCGGTTCACCCGCGGGAGGTTCATCCCTGAATGCGAGACCGATTCGTCTCCGTGAGCCTCCCCAAAGGGCTCGCCCATCAACTCGAGCAGTTCGTGGGAAAGCGAGGGTACGCGAGCCTCACAGAGATCGTGAAGGAAGCCTCTCGCTTCCGGTTCGAGCAACTCGTTAAACACCAAAGGAGGCTAGCTCGATCATGAAGTTCGATGATTTCCTAGCCAGCCTCCTTGCGCTCTGCGAGAAAGAAGGGATCGTACGAATCAACCGTGAATGGCTGGCGAAGCAACGCGGTCGAGCCGCGAAACCGGGGGTGACGGCATAGTGGAGAGGAAGAGAGTTCACACGAAACGCTGCGGCATGGCGAAGCGTGAGAAATGCGTCTGCATCTGCAAAGGCGCTAGGCATCAGGAACTCGTCAAGAAACCTGCACCTGAGGAGGATGAATGAGGTCTTGGGAAACACGCCGAGGTTCTGGCTCGATTGCGTACCTCTTCGACCTCATCAGAAATCTCGCCTCGGGCCGATGGACTGCGAACTGTCCTCAGATGATCGGCAAGCGGAGACGTGGGCTGCCATGAGAGTCGAATACAAAGTCCTTCGATGGGGCGGAATGGCAGCGGAGCGGCTAGAGAAGATCCTCAACCATCTCGGCGCAGACAGTTGGACAGTGATGTACTGCAACGATAACACGATCATTCTAGCGCGACTCCCCGCTCCTGAACGTGAAGCTCCTGGGGAGATTCCCGCATGACTGTCGATCCAGACCGCTATCGGGATCAGATGACGTTCCTAGAAGCGGAGAGAACTCGGCTCAGACAAGAGAACCACCTACTCAAGCGTACAATCAAGTCCGCCATCGGCGCGATTGAATTCGATATCCCCGTGGAAATCAGCCTTGAATTGCCTGACGAAATAACTGAGAGTTGGAGTGAAAAGAGTCACAAGTTTGCTGGCATCCGAAGTCAACTGCTTGAGACAGCTCTCCATCTGATCAAGACGTATGGGATTGCGGTTCATCACGATCAGATTCTCAGGGCATTCAAGAACCGATTTGCAAGAACTTTCGAGTCCATAACAAATCCGGGCGAAACGATTCCTCGCCGCCTTCGTGAGCTTGCCGAGATGGGATACCTGACCCGTCCTCAACAGGGCTACTACTTCATCGGGCCGAAATCTAGGAGGACAGGCTGATCGTGGTCACAAGACTACTCATTTGGCTATGGCGATGTCAGCTCTGCCGTAGTCGGCTCAAGTTCAGAGACTTCATGGAAGTCCGCGTCGGGACACGTCGGCTCTTCATCGGTCACGCCTCATGCTTCGATCAACTCCCAGAGCAAAGACAGGAGGAATTGTTCAAGCAGTGGAGAGCTATCGCATGACAGCCTACTTCTATCGCAACCACGCGGCCAAATGCCCTCGCTGCGGATGGATCCCCATGAGTCGTCTCAAGCTGAGAACTGAATCGCTTGTCGGCGGTGTGAGACGAATCAAATGCTGCCCAACTTGTGGATGTGATCTGCTCCGCATGGATAGTCATCCAAGGAGAGGGTTACGGGGGGCCGTAAGGAGACGATTGAAACATGGCTGAGGGATGGGGATGGCCGGGAATCTCGCGGAGAGCCCACTACTTCGTAGACGGCCAATCCCTCTGTGGCAGATGGTTGTACGCAGGAGAAACGTGGCAAGGCAACGACGAATCTCCCGACAACTGCCACGCTTGCATGAGAAAACTCAAGGAGCGCCGACCTCGATGAGTGAAGAGAAACAATTCGGGACAGAATGGCTAGAGTACACCCTCGTTCCTTTGGGCGGCAAATGGTACTTTGTCGTGGGCATCGTCAAGGACACTCGCTCAGGCGAGCGCAAGGTCAGAATCGCAAAGGGCCCGATGAAGGATCCTACTCAAAAGATGCCCAGCCAAGTTCAACGCCTCAACGTGAAATCGTTCGATGAATGGCAAAGGCTGACCTCGCTCGTAGAGAAGTTCTGCGCCAAGCTCCCGCCAAGAATCCCGTACAGCCAACGAATCCAGAGGGCGAAACCCAATGACGAGAAAGCCTCGGAAAGCCAAAAGACATCATGATGTCAGGGCACGAAGTATTACAGGTTACGAGGGTAGTCCTGTCCATACTGTTCGATGGAAGCCTAGCACTTGGAAGGCGATCTATGATCTCGTTGAAGCGCATAGCTACCATCCCAAGGCCAAAGCGAACCATGTGGCTCAGGTCGCTGTCAAGTGGGGTCTCTGCTACATCGAGGGCCTCAGCCGGACGGAGCAGCGTAGGATCCTTGGAATCGAGAAAGAGCTCACGATAGAGCAACTTGAACGGTTCCGCGCCGACCTCTCCCGGAAGCTCAGTTCTAGGGCTGGCCTCCTACGCCTAGATGATCGTCTCGGCTTCGCCTTGCCTCGCCCCATGAAAGACGACCTGAGGCAGGAGAAAGAGCACACAGGCGTCTCTATGGGCCGCCAGATCCGCCAAGCCCTCCAATCCAATCCAGCCAAAAACCGGTCAGTCAGGAGTCAGTCAGTCAGCTGACCGGCAGAAACCGCGTATCAGTGAGAGCGTGAGAGAGAGAGAGAGAGACGGTGAGGGTGAGAGAGTATGAGTAGAGTGGCGAAGTGGTTCAAGCTAGATAAGAGCGTCAAGGAAGAATTCGAGCGCCTCTGCCGAGCTCTAGTCTTACAGCAAAGCCAAGTCCTCGAGAAGATCCTATCCGACTGGTGTAAGGAGCAGAGAGATCAGGTTCGAATAGACGTCTACATTCCTAGCTCAGGCAACATCATCATCAATCAGCCGAGACAGGTCAACATCGCGGTCAAAGCGGAGCTCACCTACGTCAAACTCGAGCTCGCCCGGATCCTTGACGTTCTGAAGACAGCAGAGGCGAATAGCGTCCCTGAGTTCCTGAAACAACTCGCTAAGCTCGCAATTAAGGCGAATCGAGTTCAAACGCTCACACAGGATAATGAGCTTGCTCAGCTACTTGCAGAAGCGGAGCAGAGATTTGGCTGACGACAATCTTGTGAGATTCATTCCTGCCGCCTGCATGATCAAACCCGAAGTCGAAAAGCAACAGAGCTCGCGCCGAATGATTGGAGACATCAGCCCAGAGGAAGCGCAGGCTCTCCCGAAATGTGGAATCTGCGAGCATCACGTCAAGATCTCGAGTCCCGCCGCATGCTACGATGATCAAGGCAGAATCATGGATCCACACTGTCCATGCGACTGCGGAGTTTGGTTCAGCAAACATCAGGCTTGCCCGAATTGCGACTGAGGAATCTTAAGCTCTAGCTTTGAATTCCTAGAGCCTTCTTCTCTTCCGCGTCGAGATAGCTCTGTCTCGCAAATAGTTCTCTGAGAGCTCTTCTGAGTACATCGGTCACATTGCAGCCCCACGCCTTCGCTATCTTCTTCGCTCGCGCCGAATCCTCTCGCGTTAACCGAACTGTATGATTCTCACTAAATTTCTCGCGATCTGTACTCAAATAGAATCAATCCGCTTGCATTTGCCTCGATTTAACTCGTGCAGACTCGTAACGAACTGGTATGAGTCTATTAGCTCGCACAGTGTCTTAAGAAAGTTTGCCTCTGAAGATTCTCAAGGAATTCGAAGCATCAGGGAATTCGTTTGCCGATCCGTAAGGGTCAGGAATCGCCTAGACGTCTCTGGGCCTATCATCGTCGTGATCGCAACATCTCCGCCAGCCAGAAGCCATGCCGCCCAGACTCGCTCGATGATCTCGAGATCAAGAGGGAGAGCGAGCGCAGAGGCCACAAGCGCCCTTCGAAGATCTTCTATGATCTCTTCCGATGGGAGCTCTACAAAATCAAGGAGATCATGGCGGAGATTCGCAGGCAACAGCTCGAAGCTGTTTCTCTGGGAACCTACGATCCGCTCGCGATGGAGACAATCGCGTATGATGATGCGCTCCTTTCTGACGTCCATGATGGCGATGTCCTGAGAGACCCGAAGATTCGGCCAAGCGGATACCTCCATCCTGTGCTTCGAACGCCTTTAGTTGTTGAAATAGTTGGCAGAAAACGAAGTAACAAGAGCTAGAGAAGCAACTCGCAAACACAGCAAGGATCTTCTCAAGATCCCGGGAGTTCAGCTAGTCTACACGCGCACGAAGATCAAAGCAGGACTCGATACGAAGCAGCCTGCAACCGTGGTCTGTGTCGAAAAGAAGCTGCCGCCTAGTGCGCTCAAAGCTCTCAGCATTCCAATGATTCCCGCTGAGCTCAACGGAACCGTAACCGACGTCATCGAGATCGGCAAACTCACAGCCCCTCCGCCGACGTCGAAAGTCAAACTACTCGGCGCAGCGGATCATCAGAAGAGATACCGCCCGAAAGTCCCCGGCGGAGTCACCGCGATTGAATACTGCTCCACAGCCTGCACTCTAACCGCGTGGCCTTGGAGTGATAAAGTCGGGGAACCTGTCGCCTTACAATGTTGGCATTGTTGCCGAATGCAGAAATGCGCTGAAGGCTGGATCCTTCAGCCCTCACCAATGGATCTCGGCATCTATCCCGCAGACGTGATCGCGCAGTTCATGGCAGGAGATATTGAGAATCCGAAGACCGACAGCGGAATCAGCCGCCAAGTTCAGCCCGGCGGATTCGCAACGATGAACATCTTCGGCCTGGGCTCCTTCAAAGGCTACATCGTCCCAGAAGTGGATGATCAGTTCATCAAGTCAGGTCGAACGACAGCCATCACACAGAGCACAGTCTACGCGCTTGACGGAGTAGGCAACATCAGTTATCCCGACAAGACTCGCCAGAAAGAAGATCTGATCGTAACTGGTAAGATGCTTGAAGGCGGAGACTCATCGAGCCCCGCCAAAGTGATTCGAGACGGAGTAATTCAGCGGCCACTTGCAGGGCAAGGATTCGCAGGCAGCGACGTTATCTCATGCTTCATCAAGATCCCCAACATCATCAAGGATCCTGCGCTCGCTCCTTGGAGACTCAACTTCGACTATGAGTATGAAGAGCCGACGCCTCCACCGGGGCCGCCAGAGGATCCTTGGCAAGAATTCCTGAAATGCGCTCAGAAAGCTGACGGCGATTTCTTCGGAGTCTGGAAGTGTTTCCTTGACTACTTGCGTAAGGTGTGGCCGTTTAGAGCGAGGGTCGAAATTCGCAACGGCGAGGTCATCATTCGAATCAAATGACAGGAGGGATGCCGATGTACGAACAAATCATCATCGCGATTGCGGCAGCCATCATCTACGGGCTTGCTGGATACTTCAAGAGCTCAGGGGAGACTTTCGATAAGGAGAAGTTTCTCACGACAGTCGTGATCGGTCTCGTTGTGGGAATCATTCAGGTCTATGTGGGCGTCAGCTATGGAGCGGCCTACACCCTCGCGCTCTCCGTAGGCATCATCGCGATGGTCGAGAATATCATGAAAGCGATCTATCGCCACATCTTCGTTCAGTCAGTCGCAAGATAGGGAAGCACGATCAGAATAGACCGTGACATCAGAAATATCTCACGGCGAACTTTCAACGCATGGGACTGTGAGCTCATCCTAGTCGTAGATGAATAGCCTTGAACCACAACCTCCCCGCGGAAGTGAAAGAACTCTTGAGCGACCCCAAAGAGGATCCTGCGCCCTTCATGACTCGAGTAGACTGCCTCCAAGTCCAGCTCTCGCTAGAGAAACGACTGACAAAGCTCGAATCACTCAACACAATCAACATACTCATCAGCCTCAGCGCACTCGCCGGGCTACTCGCAGCCCTATGGAAACTCTTCGGCGGATAGGGATCCACACAGGAAGGATCCACACATGGGGCCACGTACACGTCGGGAGCGTGGTCTGTTGCCGGGTAAGACCTCCCCCCCTTCCCTCCCGCCTCGTCTGAAGAGGAAGTTCGTTGAGATTCAGATGAAGCGGATGGAGAAGAATCTCAAGCCGATTGATGAACACTTCGACCTCAGCACGATCTCAGGAATCAAGAACCTGAACGAGCTTATTGTGAAACTTGTCTTTGAACGTCGGCTCGCATCCACAGACGCTCGCTCCATCAATGAGGTTGTGAGGAATCATCTGACGATTCTGATGCCGAGCGCATTGGAGGCTAAGGTAGATGAGCTCTTACGCCAAGTCAAGGATACAAGAGAAACTGTCAACCGCATTAAGCGAGCTCGCGCAGACGAAGACGGAAGTGGAGAGTCTAGCGAAACCGAAGCTGACTGATCCTGTCCAATGGACTCGCAAGATGCGAATCCTGAAAGGGCAGCCTTTCAGCTTCCGATCTCGAGACTATCTGCTACCGCTCTACCGCGACAACTCGCACCGAGTCATCATTGTGAAAGCTCGACAAATGGAGATGACTGAGTGGATCGTCAACTGGATCCTACACAAGCTCATCACCTATCCCTTCTCAACCGCAATCTACACAGCGCCACGAATGGATCAGGTCTCAAGATTCAGCCACGACCGATTCAGACGCGCACTCCTTGACAGCCCAGAGCTCCGCGACTTCATCAGCAAGGCAAGAGAGGCAGAGCTTGGAGAAACCGCGATCGGCAGAATCCCCTTCTCGAATGGCTCAATCTGCTATCTGATCTCTGCATGGGGAGACTTCGGCGCTCTCAGAAACATTCCCGCAGACTTCGCAGCCATAGATGAAATGCAAGACGTTCAGCAAGAAGCCATTCCCGTCATTGAAGAGACCATGAGTCACAGCCCATTCGGAACTATGATCATGGTCGGAACCGCAAGCGATGAAGGCAGCGAATTCTGTCGAGTTTGGAAACAATCAGACATGAAGGAATGGGATCCAGAGTCAGGCGCATGGATTCCTCAGAAGCCCGAGAACAAGTTCTACTCAGGCTATCACATCAACCAACAAATCGCTCCGTGGATCATCAGCCTCCCGCCCACTCATCCCAACAGCATCGAAGCCAAACGCATCCGCTACCGAAGCGAGCGCAGATTCCTCAACGAAGTTCTCGGCCAATTCTATCGCGGCCTCGCCAAGCCTCTCATCTCTGAGGATCTCTTGGCTTGCAGAGACTTCCGATGGGGCCTGCTCGACCATCTTGATCCGCCTCACTCTTCATTCATGGGCGTGGATTGGGGAGGCGGCGAGTTCGCTTTCACCGTCGCCTGGATCATGGGCAAAGACGAATCTGACCGCTGGCGGCTCATCTACGTTCGCAAATTCGATGAGAAGGACCCAATGAAGCAGGTCCAGATCATCGGCAACCTCATCCCGCTTTTCAACGTCAAGCAAGCCGTGGCAGACATCGGCTATGGCGCTGTCCAGGTCTCAGAGCTCCAAAAGAAGTTCGCTGATCGTGTCCTTGCCTGTCAATACACTCGCAGACCCGAGATCCCTCTCGAGCGTCGAACCTCAGACGAGTATGGCAAGCGAGTCGCGCAGATGCTTCTCCTTGCAGACCGCTCATTCTGGATCGAGACCGCGATTGAGCATATCAAGCACAAGGATCCAACTGGCGCAGCAAATCCGATGCTTGTCCTCCCGTGGAAAGAGCCGCTCGAAGTCGAATGGCTCATTGATCACTTCACCTGCATCGAGATGGAAGAACAGGAGACAGTGAGCGGCAAGAAATATCATCACTACACGCATTCAGAAGGCGAGCCTGATGATGCGCTTCATTCATTCATCTACGCATTGATCGCTGACGCCTATGGGCGCATGGCTCCGCCTCTCGTGATTCAGGATTTGTTCTCATGAGCGAGCCTGAAGAGAAGCCTGAGAAGATTGCTCGCCCCGGAACCTTCTGCCACTCATGCGGCGAACGAGGCCACATCTTCGAGATCCCTGAAACCGTTCAGATGAGTCAGGGAGATCTTGACCTGCCTTTCTTTCGCTGCGAGAACTGCGGAGCCAAATGGTACGACGCTTCCGACGTCATTCCTATCGTCGTGATCTATCGCCTCGAATTCGAGAAGAAGTAGGACACTTTGGTTTCAGCCATTCGATCCCTCTGGCTTCGGCTCAAGTATCGAATAGCTTCCTTTCTGTGGAGTCACGGTCTAGTTTGGTACACTGGTAACTTGTCGGGTGGTTGGCTTGAGCCTCCAACCATGTTACCAGAACCAACCGAACAGCTAATCCGCATCAGATAGAATCGCTTGGATATACATGATTGTGCCTAAATCTAAGCGTGGCGCATCTGCCGCAAAGCCAATATATGTAAACATACGTATCTATTTTGGGCAAAGTAGAGTCCTAGTTGACTCGCGGGGCTGCCCCAGTGGTAGTCCCACTTTCCCTCTTACATCGGTTCTTTTATCAGGGCCACACCTTAGAACCATATACGACCCCACCGGAGTTGTCGAGTAGTCCCGAGATCTGATCGTAGCGAAGTTTCATACCTCTTTCGTAGTACTTCCAGATCGCATGGCTACAAAAATCTGCCAACTGTATGCCTGGTGAATCTTGTGACTGTACGAACAGCACACTCTCGATTATGCGTGGTAACCGAGTGTTGCTGAGGAAAGGATTGAAACTGCTCCTAAGGACGATCCCATGCTGCTTGGCGTTCTTGATCAATTCCTTTAGTTTGGCATCATGCTTGGTCTCTTCGGGATCCATTACGAAAATACCTAATCCATCCACTCGGTCTAGGTACTTGTGAAAGCGTGGGCAAATCAGCTGAAACGCCCAGACATGCGGGGAATAGGCGTTTGCACCGTATTTCGCATAGTGCTTCGCCTTATCGATGGCAGAATAGAACAAGACTGGCTTCAAGGTCGTAACCAAGTTAAAGATGTCATCGACCAAAGCTCGGCGATTTCCTATACCAAGAGTTTCGAATGGATGAGCCCCTGCAAGAATTGTTGACAATCTCAATTCCCTAAAATCCGTGAGCCAATTGAGATTATGCCTACTGAGAATGCCTCTTACGCTCTCGTCAGCTTTCTTCCACAGCTTCTCTTCAAGCGAAAATCCAGCTAGGACATACCATTTCGTTCGGCTCCTTCCCTGTGGCGGACACCAACCAGGGTCCCCACTCGCGTCGAGATATAGGAGATGCAAAAGACATCTCTTCCTAGCAAGAATGTCAGTGTATGCACATATGGCTTTCCCAGTACACTAGTTACTGTATCGTGCAGCTTGTCTGATTAGGTCGAGCCATCGGTTTGTGCCTAGTTCTATTGGGATTGCGGCCATCTCTGCGGGTGTATGGTTCTCTAGCGCCATGTGTGGCCTTACGAAGTTGTAGTATGCTCGGAAGCCTTTCAGAATCTTCTCGGCTGATTGTGCCCGTTTGAGGTGTCGCATGACTTTCTCACGTTCGCGCATGGTGTTGTGTAGGCGTTCGACGCGGTTGTTGTTGATGCGGCTCTGGATTCCTACGCCTGCTATGTGAACCACTTGCTCGCGACCTTGGTTTCGAGGTTCTTCAGCGGCTACAAAGACAGATCGGCGCATATGGGCTGACAGATTGCGAGGCGCGAGCTTGGCTTTCACAGGAACCAACATTCAGCAAAGCCATCGTAAGACGCTGCGAAAGGCCATCTACGCCTAGTCTGAGGCCACCACGCGATAAGTTAGCACCGTACTAGTTTGGGGATACAACGCTCGCTGGCAGATTCCTGAACTTGACGGCTGCGAACATTACGGTCTTGCATCTGTCTCAATCAGATGGAGAGAGTGAGCAGCAGTTGGTCTCAGCCATCCGCCTCTTCGGGGGCACAAGCTCTGATCGAGCGAGAGCTCTCGAACAGATCCCCGTCACCAAAGGCGTCATGGACACAATCTATCCGTGGTGGTGGGACGAGAGAGAATTCCCAAGACGTGCCGTGATGACGGAGTGGTTCTACAATCCACTCAAGGGACAACCGCGCTACGTGGACATCTATCGTCTCCGCTCGCTCGCTGCCTCAGAATGGGTCTTCATGTGCACGAGCACAATCATCGAAGAGATAGCTCAAGTTCCCTGGGAGGTCGTGCCCAAGGATCCTAAGCTGCAAGAGGCTCCGCCTGAGCAGATCCTCAACGAGATTGATGAAGTCAACTACTTCCTGAACAACCCGAACGATAACAAAGGCGAGACAATCAACACCATCTTTCGAGCCATGCTCAGAGATTCGCTTGAGCTCGATGCAGGCTGCATCGTGAAAGGCTTCTCAGAGAGCAGCTATGACAGGCATCCAGCAGGAGGCTTCGAGCTGAGACCTCAAGGCGAACGAATGCTCCTAGAACTCTTCGCTCGAGACGGCGGCTCATTCCTGAAAGAAACTGACGTCAACGGAATCGAATACCGACTCTGGCAATATTCCTATCTGCATCCCGCAGTCGCACCCATCGAGTTCGACGTCAACGAAGTCGTTTATGCGATGCGATATCCGCGCAGCTACGGAGTCTATGGATGGTCTGAGATTCAGAGCCTGGAGACTATTCTGAATATTCTGATCAACTCAGCTTTCACCAATGCGACCATGTTCCAAGAGTACGCTGTCCCGTCAGGCGTGGTCTCGTTCACAGGCTCCAAGGAAGATGAGGATCGCTTACGGGAATACTTCCGAACGGAGATCAAAGGCCGATTCCACAAGGTCGCAGTCCTCAACAGAGAAGCCAAATTCGTGCCCCTAGCCTACACGAATCGAGATATGGAATTCCTCAAAGGGCAGGAATGGTTCGCTAAGCTGGTTTGGGCTGTCTACAAGCTGACGCCGACCGAGATGGGATTCCAAGATGAGATCCGCGAAACAGGCAAAGCGATGGCCGCGCAAGGTCGCATTCAGAAACGGAAATCTGTCTTTCCTCTGCTCCGCCTCATTGAGCAGGTCATGAACAATCAGATCATCAACGAATTCTCTCCGCGCATCAAGTTCCAATTCAACTTCGTGGATAAGGAAGAGGAATACGCTGACACTCAGCTCGAGATCCAAGAGCTCTCTCAGGCCATGATGACGATCAATGAGTGGCGCAAGAAACGCAAGATCGGCGGGCCTGTCCCGTGGGGAGATCAACCACTCGCGATCACACTCGCAGAACTGCGAGGGCCATCAGGATTCGGCGGAGCTCCAAGCCCTCCCAAGCCTCCATCTGTGCCAAGCCCCGGCCAAGACGCTCTCAGACAATTCACGGCTGATGAGAAAGCAGGCATAGAAGCGACAAAGGCTTGGGGAGCTCGTGGAAATCCAAGCTACGACTTCGAAGACAAAGCAGACCGAGCAGCGCCAGTCTACACTTGGGATCAGACTGGCAAGCGGATCCTTCGGCTCGCAGACACAACGATCGCCTCCTCTGCTTTCGACAAGCAATATCGCAGACCAACTCGCCCCGCGAGAGGCCCATACGCGGGACATGGCAAGCCTCCTGTTGCTCTCCCGACTGCGATGGGAGGTCGGCCAGACGAATCATTCCGAGCAGGAGAACTAGCCCCCGGCCAGAATCCCGAAGAGATTCAACGCGCTCGCGATGCCATGAAGGATGAGATGGCTCTCGGCCCCATGACAAGAATCGGGCCGCATAGGACAGGGCCTCATGATGAATTCCGTGGCGGAATGGGAGCTCACCGATGGGAGCGTGATGAGACGGGCCGAATCGCTATGGGAACTCAGGTCTCAAGGATTGCTCGCGATCGGCTTGCGCCTCCAAGAAGAGTAACGGATCCAGTCACAGATCCAGAGAGCCGAATCGTTCCAACACCGCCAATCAGAGCAGGCCCAATCAAGTATCCGCGAAACGTGCCGCCCGTAGAAATGGCGACAGCGCCCGGCGGAGTCGGCCCTCAACGTGAATCGCTCGGATTCTTGGAGGCTCCGAGGAAAGGCCGATTCATGAACAAGCAAGCCCCAGAGCATACGCATACAATCGCATTCCGTGGCCCCGTCAAAGCTGAGCTATCGCTCGCTCGCAAGCTGACATCAGTTCTCAGAAAGTTCCGAAAAGGTCTGCTATCTCGCGATCAGATTCTCCTTGAAGGCCGCAAAGCCATAGACGCGAATCAACTGCGAATCCTAGAGATCGCTCGGAAACGAGCAAGCCGAGTAATCGGCAAAGAAGTCCTAGAGCTCGCGCCAGAAGTCACGAATCGCCTAGAAGGAATTCGAACCCAAGCCTTGAGCGACTTTCAACGGATCATTGATGATGCGCGAGAGCTAGAGCCAACCCTCAAGATGTCTCCGCCTATTCCTTCGAAGGCAGGTGGCAAGCGAAGGGAAGCATCATTCCTGAAGACTCTGCTTCCTCCGCATGATCTGTATGTTGAACCCTTCGCAGGAGGAGCCGCTCTGTTCTACATGCTCGATCAGCCAGGCAAAGCGGTACTCAACGATGTGAATCCACGGTTCACGAAGATTTGGAACTGGATTAAGAGAGCCACACCGAAAGATGTCAAAGATCTGCAGAATAGAGATTGGGTGAACAATCGTCAGACATTCTTCAATCTCAAAAATAGTTTCGGACCTAAAACGGTCAACGATGATATCTGGAGAGAACTCTATCTCGCACGACACAGCTTCATGTCTCGAGGCGAAACATGGCGAGGAGACATCTCAGATCCAAAGTCTCGAGCAACATGGAATAGCCCTCCTTCATGGCTGAATAGGCTGGATCAATACAAGCAGCAGCTTACGAACACGCGAATCGAACAGAAAGACTGGAAAGAGATCCTCCGCACCTACGATGCGCCTGGCACGTTCTTCTACCTGGATCCTCCCTACGAGGACAAGTTTGTTCCCGACTTGGTTCGGCTGCTGCCACGGTTGAAGGGCAAGTGGCTTCTCAGCTTCAGTGACAACAAGGCGCTCATGCAGGGCCTCAAAAACGCAGGAGCCCACACCTTCATCGTGCCCGTCACGAACACGATCAACAAACCGACAGGGAAGACCAGAACACTCAGACAGGAATTAATCGCAACGAATTATCCGATCCGGGTCCCCAAGGATCTCGTGTTCAAGGAGTTTCAGAGGATCCTAGACGATGCCAGATGAGATTCGAGTCTGCCTCGCAATCAAGCGAGTTGGCTTATGGTCTATCCTCACTCAAGAGCAGAGCCGCATTTGGGTTCTGATGGAGATCGTCCAATCCGAAGGCTGAGCTCCGATGAGCGAGACGCCCGACTATTGGAAAACGCTGAAAGGCTTGATCGCTCGCCTCGCTGATATCGCGCATCATCTCACATGGAGCTCCCTGAATACAGGCGTCAAGGAGACAGTCGCAGTTCTCGAGCCGATTGATCCTGAGACCATTGAGCCGCACAAACTGATCTGGATGACGATGGAGGATGAGAAGGTCTGCCCATTCTGCGAAGAGAACGCGGGAGAATACGACATGGATGAGGAATTTCTGCCCATCATTCCCGGGCATGTGATGTGCCGCTGCTGGTGGAACATTGAATAGCATCGAGTTCGAATGCGAGTGGACTCAATACATCATGCCTAATCCTGCCGATCAAGGGTTCAAGGGTTGGGCCTTCCACCACGAAATGACAATCAAGAGCGCGGCTCTTCGCTACGATCTATGGCCTTACGGAGCTTGTTGATCTCGTCCCAATAGATGGGCGCTTGGAGCCTTTGCCAAATTTTGACAAGATCGCAGACGAGAATCGCGGCCTGGCGATCATGGATCTGAAAGGCGCATGGGGAGCCAAGGCTCAAGGCGAATCTGCGGCCTACCGACCTGAATGCTACTCATGCGAGTTCTATCGAGTTCACACTCTTGGCGGCATGAAGATTGACGGAATCACCGAACCTCGATGGCATTGTGTCCTCATGCACGAGCGCCGAGAACCCTGCCGATTCGAACGACAAGATCAGAGTGCAGCTCCCACAACGCGACCGACGCCGCAAACTCTCGACTCGAGATTACCTCTTAATCCATCTGGCGAGTCCAGACCACAGCCTGAGCGAACTCGCGAAGATCTTTCGAGTTCACCGCCACACAATACGCCGAATCCTCGAAAACCCGAACCTCCGCTGCCCGATCTGCCGAAAGTGGAAGCCCCGCAAGGAAGGAGCCGTGTTTCGAAACGTCGGAGACGCTAAACAGTTCATTTGGGTCTGTGGAGACTGCCGCGCCCTCGAATGCTCCTGACTCAGGAAAATAGCGTACATAAGCAGACTTCCGCGCATCGAATTCTCATTCCCGAAGTCCAGAGGTAGACGCATCTTTGCCTGAACGCCCTCCGAAGCGATGGTTCAACGAGAAGTACCGCGAGGTACGAGCGGGGCTTAGGAAGGCTCATCCTGAATGGAAGAAAGAGCGCCTAGACGAAGCCACGCGGGGAACAGTCGGCCAAATCTGGCATCATGAAATGACTCCCGCCCAACGGGTGTCTCGAACTCGCAAGGCTGAGAAAGCCGTCAAGTCTCTGATCGCGGCCTGCAAGGAAGTCGGCCTAACCGATACGCTCGCGAAGTATCTCGCTAGGAAGATTCTGAAAGACTTCGGAGGCTGGACAAGTCACAATCTCGATTGGGAACGCGGATACAGGGAAGGCGAGCGGAAAGCCGAAGACCGCCAGAGAGGGCTCAGAGTTCAGCGCACTCGCGAACCTCAGCTTGTCGGAAAGCCCTGCCCATTCGCAGGGAAGCAATCGCAGCAGCTCACGTATGCGACGGAAGAGGACAATCCTGTTCGAGAAGAGCAGGAGAAGCAGAAGCGACACGCCCTCAGATATCGTGCTGGCGAACAGAAGGAGCAGCATCAAGGAGTCGGAGAATTCCCGATAGCGCCTGGATCCTCGACAAAGCCGAAACCGCCTCCCGCATTCAAACCGAAGAGCGTCAAGAGGATCAAGAGATTCAGCATCTTCGTTCCGATTGACGTCAAACTCGCAACGAAATCCTACGCAGGCGGAGTTCAACGCGGAGACCTCATCGTTGAAGGATTCGTTTCCATGCCAGTCAAGGATCTTCAAGGAGACATTCTCGAGCTCCCTGCGCTCGTGAAAGCCAAGAATGAGATGGTGCGAGCGCCACACAACCTAGTCTGGCTGGATCATGAATCGCCCTATGCTCGCCCGACTGAGAATCAGTCTACGCCTCCAATCGGCAAATTCGTAGCCTCGAAGATCATGCGATATCAAGGATTCCCCGCTCTCTGGGTTCGGATGCTAGTCAACAAAGCTCATCCCAAATTCGGGGAAGTCGGATACGAGCTCAAGAACGGATTCTACAACGCCTTCTCAATGGAATTCGTGCCCGTTCGGGAAGGCGTGAAATGGGTTCGCGGGAAACTGGCGAACGCCATCAGCGACATCAAATATTTCGCAACGTCGCTGGTGCGAGCTCCCGCGAATGAAGGCGCAACCATCACTAGCGTCTACCAGAAAGCGTTCGCCAATTCATCCCAGTTCTATCCAGTTCAGGTCGCAGGACCCGGCTGGATTGGACAATCTGTAAGAATGAAAGGAGTTGAAAGAAAATTGCCAAAGTACACACTTCGCAAAGAAGCGGAACCCGAAGTCGAGCCAGAAGAAGAACCTGAAGCAGAACCAGAACTCGAGCCTGAAGAGGAACCGGGAGCAGAGCCCGCAGAGGAACGAGAGGAAGAGCCTGACCCTCTAAAAATGCAGTACCCATACTCTCGCAAGGACTACGATCGTGAAACTGGATCAACAGCGCCAGAACGAGCGAGTACCGCGATTGGAGAATGGGGAGATCCTGCTTTAGAGAAGGCGAGGGCTGTTCTGAAGGATCACGCTCAACGACTCGGCAAACTCGAGAAGTATGCCGCAGCGTCAGGGCGAATGCTCAAGGCCGTCATGGGCAACACCAGCATGATCGCTAAGGCCCTTGGCGTCGAAGTCAAGGGAATTGACGAAGACACACCTGAAGCCGTGGAATGGGAAGACATTGGGCCAGGCAGCTCTGATCTTGAAGAGCAAGTACCGCCCGAAGTCAAGCCTGGCAAGCTCAAGCCTGACCGCCAGCGCATCATATCCTCCATCGAAGCCGGAGACGAAGACGTTGAGGACACAGAAACCCAGAAGGTCAAGGGTCTTCAACGAGCCATCGTCGGCTTGGTGAGGAAGGAAGTTGACCGCGCAGTTGCCAGAAAGATTGTAGTTCGGAAAGGCTTCGCAGAGTACGCGGGAGCAATATCCGAATCAGTCGAACGGCAACGAGCCATGCAGAACGACGACGGCAGCATCGAATCTCAACTCGGAGTCGTAGGATAGGAGGAAGAGAGAGATGTCTCAGAAACTTGAAGGAATGCCACAGTTCGGAGATTCCCCGATTGGAACTCCTGCTGATCTCCTAGCCAACATGGTCGGCCTCGCAGCCTTCCCAGAAGGCACAGTGATCTACGAAGGTCTGAAGCCCAACGGCGAACTCGGCAAAGACTTTCGACAGATGTACCTCGGATGGATTCGCAAGAAGATCTGGGGCAACGCTATCAAGACGAAAGGCGTCTTGGACTCCACAGCGGCAATCATCCACACCACGACTGACCAAGAGATCATAGACACCACGCGGAAGGAATGCCCTCTGATGGAGCTTCTTCCGCAGGAGACGGCACGCGGCAAAGTCGCATCGTATGACGTGCTGACCGCTAGAGGCGGGGCAGCCTTCGTGACTGAAACCGTAGCCGCTCAAACGCCACCCAGCGACACCTACGCGAACGCAACGAAAGCCCTCTCCATTGCGACGTCATGGGGCGGATGGACTGACTTCGCCCTAGCTGCACTCGCAAGCCAATACCCGACAAGAGACGCCCGAGCTCTCGAGATCCGAAACAAGACTTGGAGCCTGAACGAGCTCTGGGAGAACGAGCTGATCAACGGCTCATCTCCTGCGGGCGCGGCAGCGTCAGGTTTTGTCGGAATCAGAGCTGAGATCAAGACCAGCCAGACCGCGAACTCTCTGAACTTCGACCTCGCCGGGGCTGATGTCACAGACGCGGACATTGACAATGCCATAGCCGCATCGGTTCAGCTCAACGTCAAGCCCAACTTGGCTTTGACTGACCTAGTGACATGGCAGAAGATCAAGCAACTGATAATGTCGCTTGTCCGATACGTGAACCCTGAGACCGAAATCGCGTGGGGTCTCAAGGCTCTCGCATGGGCGACACCATACGGAGTCATGCCAATAGTCGCGAGCAAATTCATGAACTACGCAGCAGCAGCACGCGAGATCCTGCTGATTGACACCAAGTTCCTCGCTCAGAGGCTACTCTTGGACAGCACAATGGAGATGCTCGCGAAGGTAACCCTACAACAGCCCTTCGTGATCAAGAAGTTCTCAGTCGGAATTGACAAGACGCAAGCGGTCGCCCAGACCTACAATAACAACGCTTGGCCCGCAACCACGACCGGAACGTCGAAGATGGCGAGACTCTACAACCTAGCCTAGAGGAGAGCGATAACAAATGCCCGGTTTCCCGCGTGGTGCAAGATTCTACATTCATCCCGTGGCCGGGGTCTACGTCACGGGAACATGGACAGATGCGATCGTGTCGAACGTTGCCGTCAAACAGAAGGCGGCAGCAGCAGAGACTCCCACGATACTCTATCCGCTTGAGATGCAGTTCAGAATCAGGCCCGGAGCGAAGATCAAGATCAACAGGATCAAGATCTTCTATGAGATCGCGACGGCAGCTTGCACGGCGGTCGCTGTGCGACTCCGCAAAGGAACTCTCCCACCTGATGCAACTGCTATGTCAAGCACAGCAGTCACCTTCACCAAAGACATCTCCGATGCGAACATGCTCACAGCCGCCCATCACACAGTCATGATCACGCCAAGCGTAGACCTGTTCATTGACGACAATTCATGGGTGCACTTAGAGCTCGATCTGACAGCCGCAGCGACAACGGTTCTCCGCATGAAAGGCGCTCTGGTCGAATACAAAGAGCCGCCTGAATACTAGGCGTAAAACCCCCCATTGTTTCCCGCTTTCGGGATCCCGTTTCAACGTAGGTAGGTAGGTGAGAAGATGCCGAAGAGTCTGATCGTGAGATCTCGTAGCGAAGCATGTGTAGACGCAGGGAAAGGCTTCGTCAGCCACACAGGCCCGCGGACTATGAGCGCGGGAGATAACCGACTCGCCAAATTCGGCACAGGATCCTCGAAGGTCATTCGAATCACACGGATCATCTGCTCCGCAGACTCCACGCTTCGATTCAGAATCACTCAAGCTCCCACGACAACCGCTGACGGAACCGCGCAAGGCGTCAGGAACCGACGCATGGGTAAAGGCCAATCGAATGAGGCTGTGCTCTACTATGGCCCCACAGTCACCGCAGAAGGCGATCTAGTCTACGACTGCTGGGTGAATCCCGCGACTCCCCTGATCCTAGACCTCACAGATTCGCCTTGGGTGATGGATCCGGGCAACAGCATACTCATAACCGTGGCCGCAAGCGCGGGAAACAACGCTTCGTTGGGGATCGAGTGGGACGAAGAGCCCCGCTGAAACTGCTAAATAGGTTCACGTACCACTCCGTTACTGGTAGGAGGTCGCTCAGGGAGTGAGGCGAATGAAGCTAACCGGGATCCTAGCCCTGACGATGCTGATTCTTCTAGCTTCAGGTTTCAATTCAGCCGAGGCAGCTCTCCCAAGTTCGACGTCGAACTCGTTTCTCTCGAATGCTGCCGCAACCGCAGTCTCGAATCTCTGGGATTCGAGCAGAGGCGCTTTCAAAGCCTCGCCTCTCACTGAGCCGTACAACTATTGGGTTGACGATCAAGGCAAGATGCTTGAGCTTCTTGCTGCAAGTCCGAACTATTGGAGTTATGGCTCTCAGGTTCGCTCATTCATCTCGAACCATGTCACGGGCGCGGGAAGCGCAATTAGGCGAGACATCATTCAGAAGCCCACGATCGAAAGCCCGAATCCGCTGGCTTTCGTGGTTCAGAATCGCCTCATAGAAGCCTATGGAGATCTGAGCAAAGCTAAGGATCGCAGTTTCAAGATCCTCTATCTCCCGCAAGGAACTCTGATGAGCGTCATTCAGGGTCATGTGGTTTGGAACGGCACAGCAGACCTAGACCTGAGCTATGTCTATCCTCCAACTGCATACTTGATCACGTCAGGGACAAGCGGCGGACTAGAATACGCTCGACTGACTCAGATCTGGGATCTCACAGGATTCAAGATGACGATAGACTACACGTTCTGGGAGCATCGCGCATACCTTGAAGTCGGATACAGTTTCTATGCGAAGGCGAACATGACTGACGTGAAAGTTGTCGTTCCACTGGATCAGCTCGATTGGTTTGGCTCCACAATGTTCGCGGGAGGGCCGCATTTAGGCTATCAATGGGTTTGGATCCCCGGCTATGCAGATCAGAAGAGCAACGACACGCCGAATCAGCACTTTCTCCCGAATCCCGCTCAATGGAATGCGACGTGGTTCATGGTTCACATGCACGACAAGCCTGACGGAGTGAGCTCGAGCCTCGCAATCGTGGCCGATTGGGGAGCCAACAAGACTGCTCTCGGAGCCGTAGATAACGCGCTCACAGGATCCGAGCTGCCGCCTCTGCGAAACTCTCCGAACCTTCATTGGCTCAAACAGTACGCCTTTCTCGGAGCGATGACGCTAGGGCAGACGAAGACTTTCAGCCTCAAATACTATTTCTTGGACGGACATGACTGGACGAATCTCTCTCCGACATACAGCGAGATCTTCAATCTCTGGAATCTAGCTGACAAGGATCCAAGCCAAAACTATCAGTATGGAGCTCTCGTCTACGGCCTCACGAAAATGTATCAGGCCACAGGAGATTCCAACTATCTAACCTTGGCCGTGAGGATCTGGGCGAATTGGGATCGAATGTTCCGAAGTGCTGGCACATATCCCCATGTCGCAGGAACCTACTTGCAGAGCCTCCCCTTCATGCTTCGCGGAGAGCTCCTTCTCTATTCCTTCTCAAGCGATCCTGGATTCCAAGTTCAAATGAATCAGGCGATACAACGCGCCCTAGACAAGCTGCTTGAGACGCAGCAACTCAACGGTGCGATGCCCAACTATGGAGGCTTCCAAGAATGGCGCTGGTACAACGAGACATCAGGAATCCAGTATTGGGGGAACAGCTATCTCGACTTCACCGCTCCCGCGATTCGGGCGCTCGCAGATTACTACAACGCACGAGGAAACTCGACAGTTCTCTCTCGAATCACGACTGCGACAAATCACTTCAAGGTCGCGGATGGAACGAGCAACTATCAATATGTCGAATGGGATATCATCGGGCAAGTCGAGCGATATCACATTGTTCCCGCCGGGATCATCGTGGGCGGCCAGAATACGACCGCCACAATCTACGATTGGGCTTGGCCGTCCTACAAGTCTGCGATGATCTCTCAAGCCTACGCGAGCACTCTTGACAGTCTCGGATACAGTCAGCCGATTGCTATGCGAGCGATCTCTCAGCTTTGGTGGAAAGCCACTCTGAATTCGACGCGAACCGTCGTTTACATCTTCCCTGACAAATACGAGACGAACAGTGAAACGCAGCCTTGGGGAGCTATCGGTTGGAAGGAATGGATGGATGCAGCGACCGCTCTCACAGGATCCGCGCAGATGGCTCCTGCCGCGATTCTCTCAAGCCTCCGCGTCAACATGACCGCGACATCGTGGGGCGCGAGCATTCTCAGCGTTCAGATGTCAGGCGCGTCGGGAGAGACGATCAAGGTCTCAGTGGCAAGCGGCAAAGAGATCGCGGGAGTCTATGTCTCAGGAGCGTCAAGCTATTCGTACACTTGGGATCCATCTCGAGACGTGGCAGACGTCTCAATCGCGGTGCCTTCCACGGGCACGTACACGCTTCAAATCTACTATCCGACCAACTATGATTTCCATCTCGAATATCCATACTTCAGGATCACATGGACAGGTTCGGGAGGCACGAAGAATTTCACGGGCTTCATGGTTGCGAATGAGCGCCTTGGAATCGTGAACTCTTCGAGGACAGGATTCAATGTCGGATGGGCATATCCCTCGTGGTGGATCTTCCTCAATGACACAGCATCAGGCCAGAATGAGATCTGGGTTGTCTACAACAAGCCTCTTGGATGGGTCTTATCGAACAGCCCTATGCCTTCAAGCAGCTATGGTCAGCAGACCTTGATGGGGAACTTCACTCTCAACGGGATCCTGCATGTGAAAGCTGATTCAGGAGTCTTCGGTTACGGTCCGAGAATGGCGCAGATCAACGGTCTCACAGCGCCCTACGGAAACGGGACATGGAGCGGATACCGCTATGAGCTCACAGTTCTACCGATCCCCGGCTACGCATACGGGCAGATCTACATCACTTGGGAGCAAGCTGGCCCCGGCACAGCCACGATCATCGTGGTCGCAGTTGTCGCGGTGACTGCTGGCGGAGTAGTCTATGTCGCAAGGAAGAGGATTAAGAAATGAGTCTAGCTTTCCAAGACGTCAACGGTCTCTCATTGGAGGCTCTTCGCCTTGACGAATTGCAGCCGACCTACCGAATCTTCCGACTCAAGAACACAGGATCGTCAAAGGTTGAGAATGTCAAGGTTCGCCTAGAAGAAGTCGGCCATGCAGTCGCAGACGCTTCGCAACTCGCGCAGCGAGCCGTTCTCGAGATGGATTACACTCGACATAGCAGCGGAGCGCCAGAGCAGCAGTTTCTCGGCGTCGGCCCGATCTCAGTCATGACGGAGGATCCTGAAGAGCTCGAGGCCGTTCTCATGACAGGTTGGCTTCAACTGAGCGCAGACACTTTCCGATGGGGCAGCCTTCTCGAGATCGGCATGTTGGATATAGGGGAGCTCGTGGATCTCTACGCGAGATATCAGAAGCCAATCTATGCAGCCACGCTGACTCTCCAATTCTCAATCCGCAACATTGGAACCGACACGCTTGAGAGCATGGTTCTGACAGGGCAGGGCTCCGACACTCTCAGCCTTGACGGTTCGCTCTTCTCGAGCTCGATCAACCTTGGAGTCATGGCTCCGGGCACCGTCAAGACTGTCTGGATCAAGACCTCAAGCATCTCTCCGCGAGCCGTCAACGGCAAGATTGAAGCTCTCTCAGGAACCGTCTCGAGCGGAAGCATCCGTTTCGACGTGGCGGGAAGCCGAGCGTACTGTTCTATTCATCAGGTTCGCAGCTATCTCCAAACGATCAACGTCGAAGTGATCACGAAAGATGAGGAACTTCTGGATCTGATCTATCGCTCTGCTGATGAGATTGATCGCGCAACGAAAAGGCGCTTCGATCTAGTCGCTGTTACTGAACGCTATGATGGTGTCGGACAGCAGAAGCTCGTTCTCGACAACTATCCGATCGTAGCTGTTCATGAGGTCAAGATCTTCAACTTCAACAACCAACTGATCCGCGATATCAAGGAGACTGATTCAGACTTCGCAAGCAATCTCATCACAGATTCGGAGCGCGGATTCATCACGCTGCCTCCGAACGTGGTGATCATCTTCCCTGTCCCGCTCGCAGCGATGTTCTACTGGCCCTATTCGAGCTACGGCAGCCACACTCTCAGAGGCACAGACTATGACTACGTGAACCGATTCGGGAGAGGCGTGGCGAACATTGAAGTCATCTACACCTACGGCTTCGCGACTCCGCCTCCCGGAATTCGAGACGTCTGCATGAAGATGGTCGTAATTGAGATGCTCAAGAAGAAAGGAGCATCCGACACACAAGGATCCTCAGTCGTCTCAATCGCGGGAATGTCTGAGACTTACACTCAGCAAGGCGGCCAGCAAGCAGGATCCGGGCCC